TAGGCCATGGAGGCGAGAATCTTATCAACTCGACCAGCGGCCACAGGAATAAGTCTCTCACCATAATGAGCGACCTTCCTATAGACAATCTGATGGGAAAAGAACATAAGCTCGAGTGCACCTCGAGGTTGTAATACAGGTGATTCTATGAGTGTCCCTCTTGTGAGAGCCCATTTTGAAAATTCTAAAACATTAGCAAGTAATATGTCGGTTGACCAACAATGGTCATCGCCGCCACAAATTACTGCCAAATGCTCGCGAGCCTCAAGGGGGGACATGTTGCAGAAGTATATAAACCAAGTAAAAATCTTCAAATAAATATTGAATGAGTTGACAACAGACGTCAAATACCATCCAGAAGGATTCATTTGGAGCAAATACTCAGCATCAATAACTCTGTAACATCCATTCATAGCTTGATCGAACAAATTGTTTATGGCCTTATGATACATTTTAGGATGGCCAGTTTTCATAAAATCGCGGATCGGCTCAACATTACGCACCATTAAATCATTGGAACCAACATCTCCCTCATAAGCATAGGGGTGTTTAGACATAGATCTCAAAGCCTTAAAAAGGCCCTGTCCAAATATGTCCATTCCAATTTTCATGGCATGTTTTTCGTGAGTTTCGTATAAAGATTCACAAGTGCTAGAGAACAACATAGCACAAGCGAGTTGGTGGTGGAAGGGGGCTGGTAAAAAGACCCTGGCACGTTTGCCATCGGGAAGAAGTTCATCTTTAAGGGAGGAGCCAAGAACTGACTCAACATATTCACCTCGAAGAAGGGCTTCAGTCTTATTAACAACTACATCGTGGTATCGATCCCAGGCTTCTTGCTTGGAGACACACCCCATATCGGTATAAGGGAGCCCAGGGCTCTTACTCATATCAACTGTTTTTAGGGCGTCCTCAAGTGTTAAAACTTGGAAACGAGCGAAAGGTAAAAATTCCAAATCGAGTAAATACCGACAAAGATCGTACTCAGTGGATGAAATTGGATCATCAACTTTATATGTGTGCTTAGAAAACCACTTAAGAAAAGAAGTGGTATCCCTTTGTG